TCGTCAGGCTCGCCCGGCACCGCTTTGAGCCATGACCCGTGCTGTGCGCATTGTGTTTCGGCTGGCGCTCCGGCGTTTTCTGCGTGGCTGAGCGGTACAGCGTTAATGCCCGGCAGGTCCGGATCGAACGGGAAGTCGCCCACACAAACGAGCGTCGCCGGAAGCTGTGAGTGCTTGCTCAGGCTGGCAAGGTAGGGCCGTATGCGGGGTATGTAGCCCGCGTTGGACCCGGTCACGATGCGCATGTCAGCATCTCCAAAAATATTCGCTCGTTGGCGGCTGAGTGGTCGTAGGCTCCCGGCGTCTGGCGTGACGTGTAATTGCTGAAATGCCACACGGGCCAATTGGTTTGCTTGAGCTTTATACCCGCCCGCTGTGCTTGCAGGCACAGGATGTTATCTTCCCAGTACATCCCCGGCAGGTCAGCCGGCCAGCCGCCGAGCTGCTCCCACACTTCGCGCCGCCCGGCAATGCAATAGCCTTCGATGTAAGCGATACCGTGGCGGTACTGCAATGACGGTCCGGCAAGCACCCCCGCTTCAGTGTCGCGCTCAACCTGTTCCAGCCATGCAGGTGCCGGGGCTTCGATGTCGTTGTTCAAGAACACAACAATGTCGCCGGTAGCCACCTGTAATCCCTGGTTGTTGGCGGCGGCAAAGCCGCGGTTATCTTCATTGCGAACGAGCACGCCGCCCAATCTGCGCACCATGCCGGCGAGCATTGCGGCGTGCGCCGGCTCGCTGCCGTTGTCAACGATGATGACTTCAGCGCCCTTCACACTCGGCTCGTAGGTACGGCAGAGTTGCGAGTTGTTCAGCCAGGGCGTGATGATGCTAATCGTCATGCCGGCTCATCCTTGCTCTCATACTGCTGGCAAGCACCGCAGTCGTTTATGTAAATGCGCTTGAGTGTGCAGTCGCCGTGGCTGCCGAAGCGATCGCAGTTCACCATGTGATGCTTGCAGGTCAATGCCTGACAGTGGATCATGCGGGTTGCCTTGAAAATCTCGTATGCGTCATCGTCAAGTTTGATGCTGATAGTGGCACTAGCCATTTGGCACCTTCCACGCGTTCACCCGCTCGCTGATGTCTGCGAGTACGGGCCGCCAGTATTTCTCGGTCACTTTGTCTGCGTCGTAGGCGAGCGCGCCTTTGCGTGCCCGGTCGCGGTATTCCTGGTTACCGCGCATACGGTAAGCCGCTTCGAGCCGCTCGTACACCGCTTCGGGGCGGGCGTACCACTGGAACGTGCGCCATTGGGTGAAGGTCTGCGTCGCTTCCGATTTGGGTATCTTCCAGCCGCTGAAGCACAGCTCGCTCATTGCCGTCCAGTCGCCCACGATCACCGGGCATCCGGCGGCCTGCGCTTCCACGATCGGGATGCCGAACCCTTCACCCGCCGATACGAGCATGTGCACGTCCATGCCGTTGTAGGCCGCGTTCATGTATGCGTCGCTGAAGCCCACGCTGGCATAAATGTGCTGGTCACAGAACACGACGGCGACCTCGTCGGGGATGGGTGCGCCGCTGGCGTAGCCGTATGTCAGCCCGTAGGCATCCAGCACTCCGGTAAGGTCGGTAACGTCCCCGCCGTGGCTACCGTCATCGGTGTGCAAGTAGAGCAGGGCGTCCGGGTGGTGCTTGTGAAACGCGGCGAACGCAATGATCTGCTCGACAAACGCCTTGCGCGGTGGAAAGCCTTTGTTGGCTGCCACCATGCCGACAATGAAGCGGTCGGCGGGCCAGTTGAGCATCTGGCGTGACTTCACGCGGTCAACGGGCTTGAAAACCTTCGTATCGACACCGTGCGGGACATAGTAGGCGTCCAGGCCCACCTTCTCCAGTTCAGCGAGTGCAAATTTGCTGAACACGATGCGCTTATACGCCTGCTTGACAGCTTGAAGATCCAGCGGTTTGATCGGCTCGCAGTCAATCGGGAACCACGGTATCCACTTCACCGGCGACCCCTGGAACCGCTCAGGCTGGATAACGAGCGCGTCAACGAGCGAGATCAGCACGTCGGCCCGCTGGCTCACGGCGTTGGCAACCATCACGTCCTGACCCCACGGATGCCGGCCGCCAGGCATGACGTAAATGCCGTCGTGGACGATGGCCCCACCCTGCAATCCGTAGAACGCTGTCATAGATACGGAGTATCCGAGTTTAGCGATGCGGGGGACGAACAGCTTCGACTGGTTGCCGTACCCGGTACAGACGTGCATAGCGTTCGAGAACCAGTGCAAATTGATTGGTAAGGTGCTTTCTGTTTTGTCAGTCATGCGTGCCTGCCTTTCGCATATCCTCCAAGGACCGCCGGGCAGGCTGGGAGGCGCAGCTTTTCGGGTGCTACCCTATCCCGGCGGTTGTATCAGGGTTGGTTAGGCCGGCAAGATGCTGGTGCCGATCATCTTCACGCCGTAGGTCGGGCGCCATACGCCGTATCCATACACCATCGTGGCATTGAGCTCCCACCCGCCGCCGCCGCGGCTTGCGTCGCGCTGCGGCTCAATGCGGAACGGGCGCCGGTTGTCGAACGCTATTGCGTCCTGGGCGAACATGCCCGCCACGGCTGCGGTGCCGGATGCGATGTTGGCATCCACGTAGATATCCACGCCGTAGGCATTGCCAACGAACCAGCGGTTTGCCAGTTCGTTCTGCAGCGCCGGGGCGTTGGTCACGCTCTGCCCGGCTGCGATGGTGTTAGCGAGGTAGTACCACTGCTCCGGCCGAAGAACGCAACGATAAGGCTGCGGAGCGAAGGCGGAGCGCAGGTAGGTAAGGGCCTGGAAGAAGTGCGCCCAGGTCAGCGTCCCGCCAGGGGTGCCGACGGTCCCGCCCGTGAAGTTTCCGAACACGGCGGTGCCGCACAGGTTGGTGTCGACGTGGACGGCCAGGAGCTGCCCCAAGTCGTTGGCGGCGTCGCGCATTACGTTGTTGTAGTCGGACGCAATGCGCAGGTCGGTGATGAAATACTGCGTGCCGTACTGTGCGATGGTGATCGTGCCGCCGGCTACAGGGGTGAAGGTTTGCGCGCTCATGTCGGTGGTCTCTGCAATGGTTGCCACAGTGCCACCGGTGTAGTCGGTGCGGACGCGGGAAGCGATTCCGTCACCGGAGAATCTTTTCACAAGGCCAACCATCACGGACTGCTCGCGTGCGGTCAGCAGGGCGCCCTCGTAGATATTGTTGATGAGGGCAACAATGTCAGCGGCTGTTGACTCGTTAGCCATTTCTTACTCCTTAGGGTTGAAAATCACGCCCCCGCCGCGCGCCCTGATGTAGTCCGGATCAAACGGATTTGCAGGTGCGCCGAAGATCCGTTCCTTTTTCTGCGCGTCCGTTTCGATTGGCCGGGCGTTGCCGCCTGGATTGGTCGGGGACACGCGCGGCGCGGCCGGCTTGTCAGGGGCAGGTTTCGGCAGTGCTTCCAGGATGGCCTTGGCGTCGGCTTCCATCTCCTCCTCATCGTTGCCGACAATGCGAGACGCAAGGACGGCCGGCAGGCCAACCTTTTCGGCGATCTGCCGCTTGATGTCATTGATGCGGCGCTGTTCGAGCTCCGCGGCGATGCGATCCCGCTCGGCCTGTGCTTCCTTGAGCTGTGCCTGCAGCTTCTCAAGCTCGGTCATCTCGGCCTGCTTGCGTTCTGCTTCGGCCTTCTCGTAGGCTTCCAGTTTCTTCCGGCGTTCTGCGGCTTCGCGGTTGGCTTCTTTAAGCGCCTTCTGCAGCTTCTCGAACTCTTCGCGGCTGATCGTCTCGACCTGCTGCGCGTCGTTCTGAGTGTTTTCGGCTGGCGTCTCGCCTGCCGGGTTCGTGGTCGTCTCGACCTGTTCTTCGTCTGCCATCTCGGCTACCCTCCAGTAAATTGCGATTAAATGAAAGCGGCGCTCTGGTTAGAGCACCGCTGAAAAACCGGTGGTGCAAAAAATAGAGCGCCGCTGAGATAAACTCAGTAGCTAATTATTCAGTTGTTGACTGCATTATACCATGCTTCGTGATAACTTAATTCGATATGTTATCGAAACCCCGGCGGCTAAAACCCCCTGCTTTAGCGGGGGGATACAGCCGCCTTATGCCGCTTGTGCGGCGACATAAAATAGTGTAAAATTAGGGTATGCGATTGACCTACAAGTACCGCCTTTTCCCGACAGCAGCGCAGCGCACCGCCATGCGGCGGTCGCTGGATGCCTGCCGTTGGGTCTACAACAAAGTGCTGGAAACCCGCAAGGAGGCGTGGGAGCAGCGACAGGAAAGCGTCAGCCGCTACGACACGATCAAGATGCTGCCCGGATGGAAGCAGGATCATCCGTTTCTCAACGATGCCTTCTCTCAGTGCTTGCAGGAAGTCTGCACCCGCGTTGATCTGGCCTTCAAGGCGTTCTTTCGCCGCGTAAAAGCAGGCGAGAAACCCGGCTACCCCCGCTTCAAGGGTGCGGGCTGGTACAAATCCTTCACCTACCCTCAGAACGGCTTTCGTCTTGACGGCGACCGCCTGTATCTGTCGAAGATCGGCGATGTGCGAATCGTGCTGCATCGCCCCCTCGAGGGCGAGGTTAAGACGCTGACCGTCAAGCAGGACGCGCTCGGTAACTGGTACGCCTGTTTCTCGGTAGAAATCGAGCTTGATCCGCTGCCGCCGTCTCCGCATGTCGTGGGCATCGACCTCGGCCTGGCCCACTTTGCCACGCTCTCTACTGGCGAGCAGGTCCCCAACCCGCGCTTCTTCCGGCAGGACGAGCGGGTGCTGGCGAAGGCGCAGCGCCGCCTCTCGAGGTGCGACAAAGGCACGGCGGAATACCGGAAGCATCAGCGCGTCATTCAGCACATCCACCAGCGCATCGCCAACCGCCGTAAGGACCTTGCTCATAAGCTGAGCAGGCGGCTGGTGGACGAATTTCAGATCGTCGTGTTCGAGGACCTTGACATCCGCGACATGCAGGAAAACGGCTACCGCTCGCTGCACAAGAGCATCGGCGACGCCGCGTGGAACCAACTGATACAGTACACCCGCTACAAAGCTGAGAAGGCTGGTCGCGAGTGCGTGCTGGTTAACCCGCGTGGAACGACGCAAGAGTGCTCCAACTGCGGCGAAGTCGTTCCTAAAAACCTGTCGACACGTGTGCATGAATGTCCTCATTGCGATTGTGTGCTCGATAGAGACCTCAATGCGTCTCTGAATGTTCTTGCTCGCGGGCTGGCGAGCATGGGGTTAGACCCCTAGAAGCTCCCCCCTTCAGGGGGGAGAGCAGTCACCAGAAGCAATGCGATTGTAAATCTCCCAAAGTACCGCCAGGATTGCCAGCAGTGCAATGAAGATGCCGGCATCGAAGCTCACGAACATCGCCAGAAGGACGGCGGCGAACACAAGGATTGCAACGAGCGCCTGTAGGGACTTCGACGCGCCAGTAGGGGCGGCTTGCGGCTCTGTGTCGCTGTAAACTTTGGACGGGTCGGGGTTCAGGAAATCGGGCATGATGGCCTCCAGGTTACTCGATCTCTGTATGGTCGAATTTGTCAATTGCGCTCATGGTTACGATCTTTTCCGGCTGTCGCTCCCGAAAGTACCAGATGATCTTATTCCCCTGGTTTTCCTGCACAAGCTCAACCCTGTCCGGTGGCAGGTCGGTTGCCTTCAGGTATGCCGCGGCCATCATCTCAATGTGTGCGGCCTGGTTCTCCATCACCCTGCGAGCCATCGCCTCGAAAGACTCCCTCGCTTCCCTTACGCCTGAAATGCTGACGCTTGCCATCGTTGTTGCCTCCTATCGCTTACGTCTCGGTACAATGCTCCGCTCGATCTCCAGGTAATCTTCCAGCGCGCCTAACACCATGATGAGCGCCTGCCTGATCGCCATGAGCAGGATGCGTGTTCTTGGTGTAATTATATCGCTTGTTGTAGCGTCTGGCGCTGTCTCGATCATTGGCGGGTAAGCTCCTTGAGTGGCCGTTCCACGATCATTCGCCCGTACACGGTATCTTCATGTTCGCCGGCTATTGCCCTGAACTCGAACTTGCCGGCTTTCCACGCATCAAACCTGCCCGGCCCCAATATGGCCCGCTGTGTGGCTTCATCCTGTGCCCGAAACCATTCTTCGCCGTTCTGCTTAATGGATGGATCAAACCCGACCACCACAGGTACGGGGGAGCACCGGCAGTTGTAATGTCCGCGCAACGGCTCGCTCAGTGGATGCGTTGAGCCGTGCATCGCAATGCAGGCGCTGCATGTCCTGCTATCCAGCGCGCTCGACCACTGCCACATTTGCACCACGTTTGGGTTAGCAAGATACGTTGCCCGGCTCGCCTCGCGATAGCTCCACAGCTGCACCGTGCGGGTAAAGCGCAGGCTGTCCGTCAGCCCCCGTCCAAACGCACGCTGGACGCTGGCGGCGATGCGGCGCGGGTTGTGCCCGAGTAACGCGCCTTCAGCAATTGCGTCCGCAACGTACTCCGTGGTGACAGGCGCGAGCAGTTGCAGGCGTTGGTAAAGCGGGCCATCGGGGGCAAGGAAGCCGAGAAGCTGCTCGATCGCGGCTACTGGCAGCCGGTTAAACTGGCCCGCCAGCCCCACGCCGCCTGTGATCGACACGCTCATCAGTTTCGCCGCGTCCACGCCGCCGGCCTGGATGCCGATGCGGGCCGCCTGATCCATCTCATGACGGGTGAGCGCCTGCAAGCCGCGCAGTTCGTCAAGCACCTGCTCTGTCAGCTCGCGGTACCGTTTCATTCGCAGCAGTTGCCCGCGTGTCGGACGGTCGTCGCCAATCGCCGCGACGAGTGCTTCCACGCTGCGCTCGATGCGATCCAATGAACGCTTGTAGGCCGCCACCAGCCTGTTGACGGCTGCGGCTTCCTTTCGCATAAGTGCCGCTTTGTACTCTGCGGCGGCGGCGAGGACTGGGGATTGTTCAGGCATGCTTTACTGACCCGCGTTGAACGCCCGCAGGAGTGCGGCACCAAGATTATCTTCGCCTTCGCGCTCGGCTTCCATGCGTTCCTGCTCGACTGTCCAGTTGTAACCGCGCAATTCGGCGGCCGTCTGCTTGCTTACCAGCCCGTTCGCCATATCAGTCGCCAGGACCTGCGACTGCTCGGTGGCGTTGAGCGGTAAGGCATCCGGCCACACGATCTCGCCCGGGTCGGGGTCGAGTCCGCCAATGATCAGCAAGCGGCGGACCAGCTCAGTCAGCGCATCCCCGAACAGTCTACGCTTGACGCCGAGTTTGGCGAGTGCGTCGGTGTAGAGCACCCGCAGCCCAAAGTTGGTGAGTGCCCCGATCTTGTCCGCTATGCTGGAAAAGTCAACCGTCTGTGTGATGTCAAACAAGGACTGGCGCAGGGACAGGGCGAACGCCTGCGCCCCCGCCAGGTCGCCGATCGGCTCCAGTTGGAAGATGCCGCCATGCTCAGAATTGAAATTCGGCATTTCGTCCGGGCCGATAGTGACGGTGCTTGTCGAACCGAGCTGCCGCGCGTACCGCTGCGGATGGGCGTACAGGCGGATGATCTTCGACAGGTTGCTTACGGTGAAGTTGTACTTGTCCTGCAATTCAATCACGTCGTCAGTCAGGTCAGGGGTGCCGTAGACGCTGGTTGGGTTGGGTAGGTTCTGCCAGTGCAATACCGGCGGGAACGGATAAGGCCATACCTCGCGGCTTGTTTCGACAAACGGCATCCCGTTATGGCTTTCAGCGTTGACTATCACCCATGCCGGATCACGCACGATCTGCGGTACTCCCGCCTCGTCAATTTCCACGCCGTCGTCGCGCTCGATGGTTTCCCGTCTGGCAATCACCGTCTGTCCTTCGACGATGACATACTCGATAACGTAGCGTAGCACGTCCTCCACATCATCAGGCCGGGTATCAATCCGCACGATCGCCGGGTCAAGCGCGACAAGGCGCGGCAACACGATTTCCTGCGCGGTAGCCTGGCGCACCACGTTTCCCGCGTCGTCCACTTCTGCCGGGGTGCGCATGGTGTAGGTGATCGCATCGGGGATGATCTTCAAGTATCCCGTCCCCTGCTCGCTCGCAAGCAACGCCGCCTTCAGTAGCAGGATCTCCTGCTTGTTGGCGTCCATCACGGCCTGAATGTACTGGTCAGCCGGCGTTTCGCCTTCGCCCGGCAGGTCAAACTTGACACCGCCGCCGAGAAGCATGGATACCGAGCGGTTAACGATCAAGCCGGAGAAGTTAATAACCAGGTTGTCATCAACCCCGGCACGGCTGCGTTTCAGATAGCGGCGCTGGACGCCCTGTCGGTAATTGCGGCGCTGCTCAGCCGCCGCCAATCGCTCCATGCCTTCGCCGCCATTTTGGAGTAGTGGCGCCAGGAACCAATTGCGTAAATTGTCGAATATGCTCATTTGTGCTCCTACCACCCGGCGAACGGGTCTTTGACGATTTCAACGCGTGCTCTGTTAGTTGCCTGCCATGCCATAAGCGCACGTGCAATTACGGTGTCATCGTGCATCCCATCCGGCGCGCTGTACTGGCTGCGCCCGGTGAGGGGTGATACCTTGCGTTCGTATGCTTCGAGTTCTGCCGTCCATACCGCGTCAGCCTGCCACTGCCATTCCGCACGCTCAAAGATCAGCGCCAGGTTCTCGATCAGCGGCGGCTTCGTCGTGGCGGTCGTTGTAAATGCAACCACCGGCAGGCCGGCTCGCTCTAACGCTTCAAACCCTGGCTCGCCGATGCTGTTTACTTCGACGAGCGCCGACGTGACACCCCACTCAGTCCAGAACTGCTCGATGCGCTTCCACTGGTAATGAAAATCTATCTTGTTGAACCGGTCGCGGGCCAGCTCGATCTTGCACGTTGCACAGCCGACAGACGTGGCGGTGAAGTCATGTTGTTTTGCCCAGTCCAAACCTGCAACGATCTCGTGCCCGCGGTGCTGCTCAGGCTTTGCGTCAAGCGGCGCTGTCAGGCACGCGGCGACGTTGCGAAACACGGCGCCCTGTCCTTCAAGGAACACGGCCAAATACTCCTGCTCGAACGTCAGCTCTGGCAACGACTGGCGCGCCGCTTCGATCTCAGCCGGGTCAATGTACGGGTTATCGCTTGTTGGTAGCTGCCAGGAGTGCCACTCCGGATCATCGCCCAGGCCGCGCTGCCACAGCCGCCAGAACCAATTGCGCCCTTTTGGCGTGGAAATAAAAATGGCGCGCCCCTTCCGGTCGGACAGTGCAGGCCGCAGGGCTTCCGTCCAGGCTTCTTCCGCCATAAAAGCGCATTCGTCCACCACGATCAAGTCCAATCCTTCACCGCGCAGGCTTTGTGGATCATCGGCACTACGGACAGTCACTTCACCACCACCGGGCAGGATTAGTTGGCGGTCTGCCCGTCGCACTTTCGCGCCGATCTTTGAACCCATCCGACGCAGGGGACGCCAACCGACTTCACCCATCTTGTAATTAGGAGCGACCCACCAGGCGCGCCCGCCCTTGGCCGCACAATCCAGGCACTCGTACACAC